ACAAGCCCAGGGGGTAGCCACTATGACGCGACAATGGCGCAAGAACAAGCGATTTTGCGGGACTTATACGCAAGACAAGCTAATGTGAAATTAAGGCGCTAATGCAGAACACCATATACAGCGCTGAAGACGAACAGGAATTGATGGCCAGGCTTTGGAGTCCGGCCATCAAGGACAACCCGCTGGCGTTTGTGATGTTTGCGTTTCCTTGGGGTGTCAAGGGCACACCACTGGAAAACTTCAGCGGCCCGCGCCGTTGGCAGCGCGAGGTGCTGCTGGACATTGCCGAACACATCCGACTCAACCAAAAAAAGCTGGACTTTGACGTGCTGCAAGAAGCCATATCGTCTGGCCGTGGTATTGGCAAGTCGGCGTTGGTCAGTTGGGTGACCATCTGGATGTTGGCGACAAGGATCGGCTCGACAACCATCATCTCGGCCAACAGTGAGTCCCAGCTCAGGTCAATCACCTGGGCTGAGATCACTAAGTGGCTGGCGATGTCGATCAACAGCCACTGGTTTGAGGTCAGCGCCACACGGGTGATGCCCGCCAAGTGGCTGACTGAGCTGGTCGAGCGCGATTTGAAGAAGGGCACCAGGTATTGGGGCGTCGAAGGGCGCTTATGGTCAGCGGAAAACCCCGACGCTTACGCTGGTGTGCACAATTTTGACGGTGTGTTGGTGATTTTTGACGAAGCAAGCGGTATTGACGACTCAATTTGGGCGGTTACTGGCGGTTTTTTCACAGAAAATACGCCAAATCGCTTTTGGCTGGCCTTTTCTAACCCTCGGCGCAACACTGGGTACTTCTACGAAGCGTTCAACAGCAAGCGGGAGTTCTGGAAGAGCCGCGTGGTGGACGCGAGGACGGTCGAAGGCACCGACAAGCAGGTCTACGAGCGAATCATTGCCGAATATGGGCCAGACTCAGCCCAAGCGCACGTTGAGGTGTACGGCATGTTCCCCAACGCGGGGGATGACCAGTTCATCGGGGCTGACATCGTGGACGACGCCATAAAACGGACGAAATATCAGGATCAGTCAGCGCCGATAGTGATCGGGGTCGACCCAGCACGATTCGGGGCGGACGCCACGGTCATCGCGGTGCGGCAGGGGCGGGATATTGTGAAGATCATGCGGCACAGAGGCGACGACACCATGACGGTGGTCGGACATGTGATCGAAGCGATTGACGAGTTCAAGCCGACGCTGGTGGTGATCGACGAGGGTGGCTTGGGCGCTGGCATCGTGGACAGGCTGAAGGAGCAGCGGTACAAGATCAAGGGCGTGAACTTCGGAAATAAAGCCAAGAACCCGATCATGTATGGCAATATGCGCGCGCAGATGTGGGGTGACATGCGCGAGTGGCTGAAGACGGCCAGCATTCCGAACGACAGGTTCTTGAAAACTGACCTGATTTCGCCTATGATGAAGCCTGACTCACGGGGAACGATCTTCTTGGAGAGCAAAAAAGACATGAAGTCGCGGGGGCTGGCGTCACCAGATGCCGCAGACGCAATTGCTGTTACATTTGCATTTCCTGTAGCGCACCGCGAGTATACTGAGCCAACGCGCCGGATAAACTCGCAAGGCAGCAGCGTATCAACTTCATGGATGGGAGCGTAGAATGCCACTTGTTAAATCAAAATCTCCCGAAGCGTTTCGCAAGAACATCAAGGCCGAAGTTGCTGCCGGTAAGCCGGTCAAGCAGGCCGTGGCAATCGCTTACGCAACCAAGCGTGAAGCAGAAAAGAAGAAAAAATAATGGCAGATTACACAGGCATCGCCGCAGCCGGTGCTGTGGCCAACGGCGGCAAGCAAAAGGACACATCATCCAGTGTCTTGGCGACTGCTCGCTCACGTTTGGACATGGCTATCGCCGCGCTGTCTGAATCCCGCGAAGATGAAATCGACGACCTGAAGTTCTACGCAGGCTCGCCCGACAACCACTGGCAATGGCCAGCGGATGTACTGGCCACCCGTGGCGCGGTTCAAGGTCAAACCATCAACGCCAGGCCGTGCCTGACGATCAACAAGCTGCCTCAACACGTAAGGCAAGTGACCAATGACCAAAGACAAAACCGCCCAAGTGGCAAAGTTATTCCAGCCGATGACCACGCAGACATTGAAGTCGCAGAAATCTTCAACGGCATGGTCAGACACATCGAGTACATCAGCGACGCTGACGTCGCGTACGATACTGCGTGTGAAAACCAAGTCTCCTACGGCGAAGGCTACATCCGCATCCTGACCGAGTACTGCGACGCAGACACGTTTGACCAAGACATCAAGATTGGCCGTGTTCGTAACAGCTTTTCGGTGTACATGGATCCAACGATTCAAGACCCCACTGGCGCAGATGCCAAGTGGTGTTTTGTCAGTGAAGACATCATGCGTTCTGACTACGAGCGCATGTACCCCGACTCCGCGCCCATCACCACATTGCAATCTTTGGGTGTGGGCGACCAAAATCTGAGCCAATGGCTTACCGAAGATACTATCCGCGTTGCTGATTATTACTACGTAGACTACGACAGAGCAACGCTTAACCTGTACCCTGGCAACGTGACCGCTTTTGATGGCACCCCAGAGGACAAACAACTGAAAGCTATTTATGGCAAGCCTAAAAAATCTCGTGAATCGGATCGTGTCAAGATTAAATACTGCAAGATTAACGGTTATGAAATTCTTGAAGAACGCGATTGGGCGGGGAAATACATCCCCATAGTCCGCATTGTTGGCAATGAATTTGAAGTTGATGGCCGCTTGTACGTGTCGGGCCTTGTGCGTAATGCCAAAGATGCCCAGCGCATGTACAACTACTGGGTAAGCCAAGAGGCAGAGATGCTGGCCTTGGCCCCCAAAGCACCGTTTATTGGCTACGGTGGCCAGTTTGAAGGGTATGAAAACCAATGGAAGACTGCAAACACGACCAACTGGCCGTATTTGGAGGTCAATCCAGATGTTACAGACGGCGCAGGTTCAATCCTGCCACTACCCCAGCGGGCACAGCCTCCAATGGCCTCCAGCGGGCTGTTGCAGGCCAAAGCGGGCGCATCTGAGGACATCAAGTCCACAACTGGCCAGTACGACGCATCTTTGGGTATGCGAAGCAACGAACGCAGCGGCAAAGCCATTTTGGCTCGCCAGCGCGAAGGCGATGTGGGTACATACCATTACGGCGACAATTTGGCCCGTGGTGTACGTCATATCGTGCGCCAGCTCGTGGACTTGATCCCCAAGGTGTACGACACACAGCGCGTGGCTCGCATCATTGGCATGGACGGCGAGACCAAGATGGTCAAGTTGAACCCTGATCAGCCGGAAGCAGTCCGCAAGATTACCGATCAGAACAATCCTGACGTGGTGATTGAAAAAATCTATAACCCCAACGTCGGCAAGTACGATGTGGTGGTGGCTACCGGCCCAGGCTACGCGACCAAGCGCCAAGAGGCATTGGAAGCAATGGCGCAACTGTTGCAGGGTAACCCGCAACTGTGGCAAGTGGCCGGTGACCTGTTCGTCAAGAACATGGACTGGCCAGGTGCCCAAGAGATGGCCAAGCGGTTTGCCAAAACCATTGATCCTAAGCTCATGGAAGACGGCGACAAGCCGCCAGCCTTGCAAGCCGCCGAACAACAGATTCAGGCGATGGGTCAAGAGATGGAACAAATGCACCAGATGATCACCAACGTCGGCAAGTCCATTGAGATGCAAGACATGGAACGCAAAGACTTTGAAGCCCAGGTGAAATTCTACGAAGCAGAGACCAAGCGAATTTCTGCGGTGCAGGCCAGTATGAGCGAGCAACAGATCCAAGATATTGCTATGGGCGTAGTCGCTGCCGCAATGGAATCCCAGAATATGATCAACGAGATGCCTGGCCGAGAGCAACAGGAAATGATGCCTGAACAGGCTGAATACGCACCACCACAAGGAATGCCCCAATGATGTACAAGGCCGCTGATTTCGTAGGAATGCTGTTCCTTGCCCGTGATGTGGCGCACAGCGTCCACCTTAACACCCGTAGCTACTCCAAGCATGTTGCGCTCAACACGTTCTATGACAGCATCATTGATCATGCAGATGCGTTTGCTGAAGCCTATCAAGGCCGTCATGGTCTGATGGGGCCAATCACGCTGCACTCAGCCACCAAGACGGCCAATATCATTGATTTTTTGCAAGGGCAATTGGATGATATTGAAAAGTGCCGCTATGAAGTAGTGGACAAGTCTGATTCATCATTGCAGCAATTGATTGATAATATCGTTGAGCTGTACCTCACAACCCTCTACAAACTCCGCTTTTTGGCGTAAGGAAACATCATGGCAAACTATATGCAATTGGCCGCGACCAAACAAGTCAAAGTTGGTGCTGGCAAACTTTTCGGTATTTTTGTTTCTGCTACTTCAAGCGGTACATTGGTCATTTATGACTCAGGCGCGTCCAGCACCGGTGACCCCAAGATTTCCGACACCATTACCGTAGCCGCAGGCACAACGTATTTAAACATTCCTGCGGGGCTGTATTTCAACAAAGGGCTGTACATAGTGCTTGGCGGTACTTCAGCGGCATTTACTGTTGCTTACGAATAAAGGTTAATCATGGCCGTCTTTCTCTCCCCAGTGGGCGGCGCAGCGGCCCAATTCTTTACCAACAGCGGAGTTCCTTTAACTGGCGGCAAGCTGTACACATACGCAGCCGGTACAACTACGCCACAAGCCACTTATACGTCGTCTAGCGGCAATACAGCTCACGCTAACCCGATTATTTTAGATTCCGCAGGCAGAGTGCCTGGGGGTGAAATTTGGCTAAGTGCTTCGCCGTATAAATTTGTTTTAAATACATCAACAGACGTCTTAATCGCAACGTATGACAATATTTCTGGTATTGGTGCAGCGTCATACCAAGTACAAAATTTTACCGGTACAGGTTCACAAGTTGTATTTACATTGAGCACCGCTTCGCTTGGCGAAAACTTTACGTTTGTGTATATCAACGGCGTGTATCAACAAAAAGACAGTTACACCGTATCTGGCACAACTTTGACATTTTCAACCGCACCGCCTATTACTTCTTTAATTGAAGTCATGTACAACTGAGCATGGCTAACAGCAAAATATCAGCACTGACTTCCGCTACTACCCCTTTGGTGGGTACGGAGACTTTGCCGATTGTTCAAGGTGGGGTTACGGTAAAAACCACCGTTGCTAACATTACTAACGGCGGTGGATATGCTGGATCGTTTACTACCCTTGCGTCAACAGGCAACACTACCTTCGGCGATGCTTCTACCGACACCGTGACGGTAAACGGGTATATGGGTGTAGGTGGCGCAGGCGCAGCTTCAGCGCATATTGTTCTTTCACCATCATTTACTCCTGCGGGAACAATTCAATACGGTATAAATGGCGCACCTGTATTTACAACTTCTTTAACTGATACAGGCGCAGTTTACTCAGCTCAACCTAGATCAACGGCTGCGGTATTTACCGCCCCAAATTTAATTGGGTTTAGAGCAATTGACGCTGTAAAAGGTGCTGGGTCAACAATTACAAATCTTTATGGTGTAGCGGTGTTTGACCTAACACAAGGTACAAACAATTACGGTGTGTATAGCGCAGTATCCAGCGGCACAAACAAATACAACATATACGCTTCAGGCACGGCGCAAAACTATTTTTC